GAGGAAAGGAATGAGCTACTTTTGGGATACATTCTAGATCCCGAGTATGGCGATATCACTGATATTAACGAGGGGACCGATATTACCCTCACCTATACTAAGCCCACGAAGCCTGGAGCGTATCCACAGACAAACCTAAAAATGCGTCGAAACACGTCCACCCTCCTGGAAGATGGTGATGCGATCCCTGCCCTCCTCGATCGCATGCCGGACTTTGATGGTCTTTTTGAGCGTCTTAGTGCTTCACAGGTCGATGCAATTCTCGATGAGCAGCTTTCGGGAAGTTCTTCCGCAGAAAGTCGCTCGTCTGAGACAGCCAAGTACGGCGCCGCTGGTAAGAGCGATGTAGACCGTGCTTTTGATGAATTGATGACTGGCTAGTAGTAAATAGGTGCGTCTAGTACCGATGGCAGAGCGGGGTTAAAATACTCTGCCACATTTTTAAAGAGGGCTTTATGAAAAAGAAAACGAAAGCGGGTCGTGTTGCCTTACACGATCTGATGACTTTAGTGAATAAAAAGGCAGGCAGGAATGTTGCACATGATTTGACTGGCGACAACCCAACACAGGTCAAGGATTGGATCCCCACAGGCTCACGCTGGCTTGATTCAATCATCTGCAAAGGGCAGGTTGCAGGCATTCCCGTTGGAAAGGTTACAGAAATTGCCGGGCTAGAATCTACAGGCAAATCTTACATGGCTGCACAAATTGCAGCAAATGCCCAGAAACAAGGAAAATTGGTTGTATATTTTGATTCTGAATCAGCCATCGATCCTAGTTTTTTAGAGGCAGCAAGCTGCGATTTAGAGCGCTTAATGTATGTTCAAGCGTCTTCTGTTGAGTTTGTTTTAGAGATGATTGAAGAGCTGCTCGGAGCCACCGATGAGAAGCTTGTTTTTATCTGGGATTCTCTGGCGTTTACTCCCGCAGTCTCGGATGTTGAGGGTGATTTTAATCCACAATCTTCGATGGCAATGAAGGCGAGAATTCTTGCAAAGGGCATGTCAAAACTTACGATTCCAATCGCTGATAAACAGGCCACATTTATTGTGCTTAATCAGCTGAAGACAAACATTCCGCAGGGCCCAGCTGCCCGCATCGTGGCAATGACTACGCCATATATTACCCCAGGTGGAAAGGCTATGCACTATGCATATTCTTTGCGTATCTGGCTCACGGGACGTAAGGCAAAGTCTTCGTTTGTTGTAGACGAGAAAGGTTTCCGTATTGGATCAGAAGTTAAAGTTAAACTTGAGAAGTCTCGTTTTGGGACTCAAGGTAGATCCTGTGCTTTTCGTATCCTATGGGGCAATGAGGTTGGAATCCGAGACGAGGAAAGCTGGTTCGACGCGATCAAGTCTTCTGATTGTCTGACTTCTGCCGGCGCATGGTATACGCTAAAGATGCCAGATGGGTATGAAAAAAAGTTCCAACCATCTAAGTGGACAAAACTAATTACATCAGATAATGAATTTAAACAGAGGGTCCTGCGTCTAATGAATGAAGAAATTGTTCAAAAGTTTGATAAGAGAGAAGGAAGCGCCGAAGCTTTCTACACAGAGCCAGAAGATTTAACAGTACCACACAAGGAGAAGTCATGACTTCATTAATTACAACGCTTATGCTAGCTATGTCTTTGAACGTAGCAGATGCAAAGCCAAAACACCAGCAGGCAAAAAGAGCGGTTCCTCATAAGCACCACGCTCATACTAAAGCACGCCACAAACATGCGACACACAGGCACCATTCTTACAGTGTAGCCAAGCCCAATCGTCCGCCGAAAGCACGCACCGCACATTCGGTGTACTTTTATCGTGGCCACTGGGTAATGACACACCACAGGCCACACCTAATGTGGAAGTGGAACCATATCGCAGGCCGCTGGGTAATCGTTTTTCGATTCTAAAAAAATGCTTGACGTAGCCCCCTCAATAAGTTATAATATATTATGACTTGAGGGGGTTATTTTGTCAGATTATCAGATTAGCCCAGATAGACTACATGAGTATAGAGGTCGCGTGGCGCGATATCTTGAACATGCCAAAAAAGTAGCACAACAGTCTGGCGAAGACTATCGCCATGGCGCCGTGTTAGTAAAGGGCGGATCCGTGATAAACACAAGCATCAATAAGAATAGTTATTGTGCATTTGGGATGCGCTTTCGCAAGAGACACCAAGGGCATGCCACCGTGCATGCTGAATTGGGAGCCATCTTGGGCGTGGATAGAAAACTTACATATGGTGCCACAGTGTATGTTGCAAGGATAGGAAAGCGTGATGATTACAAAATGTCACAACCTTGTACAATGTGTCAGGCAGCTATGCGCCATGTTGGCATCAAGCGTGTTGTATTTACAATCAATAGCAAATTTGCAGGGAGCTACAAATTATGAGAAACTATGGCTATGCATGCATCAACAAGACGTTCTCCGATCGTCCAAAGAAGCAGCGCATCACAACTAACAGAACAATGATCAAACGCACGTTTATGGAGAAGGGCATTGCGTATGCCTCAGAGCTTGCTCTGCAGAATGTGCGAGATCTCAACACTATCTTGGAGTGGAATCTAGAAAACAATATTTACTTCTATCGTCTGTCATCAGATATGATTCCGTGGGCGAGCGAGTATGAGATGGAACAGTTGCCAGACTATGGCGCTATTCTTGCTGCATGCCGTCGCGCTGGTAACTTTGCTCGCAAACATAATATGCGCATAACTTCCCACCCTGGTCCGTTCAACAAGCTAGCTTCACCCAAGGAGCGGGTGTTTCAACTTACCTACAAGGATCTTAAAGTACATGGTGATTTGTTTGATATGATTGGTCTGCCTCGCACACCCTACGCTAAACTTAATATTCATGTCGGTGCTGCCTACGGCGATAAGCCGTTTGCTCTTGACAACTTCTGTCGCAACTTTGAACGCCTACCGGAGAATGTACGCACCCGGCTGACTGTCGAGAACGATGACAAGGCTTCGCTGTATTGTACCGAGGAGCTATACGAAGGTGTCTACAAGCGCATCGGCATCCCTATCGTGTTCGACTACCATCACCACGCACTACATCCAGGCGATCAGACCGAGCAAGAGGCGTTGGAGATGGCACTATCTACGTGGCCACGAATGATCATCCCTGTTGTTCACTATGCCGAATCACGTTCGGTAGAATACAATAATCCAAAGATTAAGCCCCAGGCACACTCTGACTACGTTGTAAACGAGTTCAACGATTACGGGCATTGCATGGATGTTATGATTGAGGCTAAGCATAAGGAGTTGGCATTGCTGCGATATCGTGATATACTAAATCAAAAGGTGGCAGTATGAAAAGAGTATTGATCATTGACGCGCTAAATGCATACCTGCGCGCTTATATTGTTGATCCGTCTATCTCATCCAACGGACAGCCGATCGGCGGACTGAAAGGGTTTATTAAGATCCTACAGAAACTGGTTCGCGAGACGAGGCCAGATAATATTATTATTGCGTGGGATGGACCCGATGGCTCCCGCAAGCGCAAGACCATGGACAAGAACTACAAGGCAGGCAGAAAGCCTATCCGCCTTAACCGCGCTATTCGCAACCTGACAGAAGATGAGGAGCTTGCCAATAAGATGTGGCAGCAGAGGCGCATCATTGAATATATGAACGAGATGCCAATCATTCAAGTCCTCATTCCTCAGATTGAAGCTGATGACATTATTTCCTACGTCACACAAATGAAACACTATGAAGGCTGGCAGAAGATTATTGTATCAAATGATAAGGATTTCATGCAGTTGTGCGACGAAGAGACTGTTCTGTGGCGCCCTACTGTGAATGAAATGCTAAATACAAAGCGCATTGTAGAGACGACCGGTGTTCACCCTCGTAATATGGCTTTGGCTCGCGCCATGGCTGGCGATGCATCCGACAATCTGCCAGGGATCAAGGGCGCAGGATTAAAGACTATTCAGAAGCGCCTACCATTTCTAGGGGAAGACAAGGATTACAATATTCCAGATGTTCTTGATCACTGTGTGAAGAGTACAAAAGGATCGCGTGTACAATTTTATAACAATGTGATTGAGAATAAAAAACTGGTAGAACATAACTATAAAATGATGCAACTTTATTCGCCCCAAATGTCTGTTCAAGCTAAGCAGTTTACACAGGAGGCAGTAGAGAATTTTGAGTGTGATTTCAATAGGACAGAGCTTATTCGCATGATGCGTGAAGACGGATTTGGTGAGTTAAATTGGGAAGATCTTAAGTCACAGTTAAACAAGATCAACTACGAGTGCGTTGACAGCGCAAGTGAATAAAATTTCAATTCACCTTGACATTCAGGGTGGATCGGCTATAATTACAAGACAAGTAGAGGGCATACATGATAGCAGAAAAAGCAAATTTTGGAAGGTATGGAAAGACCTTCCAAGAAGGGCTCGTCCAGCTAATTTTTGAAGATAGGCCGTTCGCGGATCAGATTACAGAAGTGTTGGATATTAATTTTTTGGAGCTTGAATACCTTCAGGTTTTTCTGCGTAAGATTATAGCATATCGAGCAAAGTACAATACACATCCATCAGTAGAGGCGATGATCGCCATGGTGCGCACTGAGCTTGAGAGCGAGGATGAAGTAACACAGAAACAAGTGCGTGATTATTTTGCTCGTATTCATACCCGAGAAATAGAAGAGAACGACTACATCAAGGAAACCTCTTTAGACTTTTGCCGCAAGCAGAATCTTAAAGAGGCAATGATGAAGTCGGTTGGACTACTTCAAACCTGTTCTTTTGATGAGATCTCAACCGTTATTAACGAGGCCCTTAAACTTGGATCTGAAAATAATTTTGGTTATGATTATATGGCAGATTTTGAAGAGCGGTTTATGCCAAAGCACAGAAACCCGGTCACAACTGGCTGGAAGGATC